ATGATGCCTAATGAAACTGTATTTAATTACAGTAAATTAAAGGGTAGGATTAAAGAAAAGTGTGGAACTTGTTTTTATTTCGCCAAACAGTTAGGTTGTTCAAATAACACTTTATCGGCGAAATTAAACAATGCTAGTGATTTCTCTCAAACAGAGATTATAAAATCTGTAGATATTCTAGGTTTAAAGGTAGAAGATATTTCCACATATTTTTTTACTCCGAAAGTTTAGTTTTTCTAAACTTTTAACCTAACAAAAAACTGAATAGAGTTAAATCTATCCAGTTATAAAGAGGGGGTGGAAAATATGACTGTTGGAGAAATTTTAACATTAATTGAAGTATCAGCAAGATCACTTTGTTGGATAATGATTGCTGTTACTTTTTGGTTACAAAGTTCAGAACTCAAAACTCTTAAAGTAGAAGTTCAAAACTTGACAAGATTGCTTTGCTCTATTCTTTCTAATGTTAATAAAAAATAAGTTATTTAGATGTAGATGCATTGTAACTTTCTATAAGCATTTTAGTTATTTCAGATAGTTTTTCAATTTGGTCATCTTGTGACTTGTTTTGAGATTTAACATTATCTCTATTAATTATAGCAGTTTCGTGTTCAATTTTAGCAGTTTGATTTTCTTCACAAGCAGTAAAAAGTTGAATTATCGCAGTTATAAGAGTAATTAAGCCTAGAAAAATCTTAGTTGTAAATAACTTTTTATTTTTAGTAGATTTCTCTTGAATTACATAATCATTAATTGGAATATTGGATTGTTCTAAAGTTTCTAATTGTTGATCACTAAAGTCTATGATAACTTCCTTTTCACTTTCCGGAACATTTAAACTTTTAAAACTGTCATTAATAGAATCTTGAATGTTTTTAATTGTTTCAGGTGGAAATAGGACTTTCGTATTTAGCTCACAGGAAAATTCTTCTAAAGTCCTTTTCAAAGTAACACTTAAGTTATCAAAAATTCGATTGTATACTTTGTTGAATTCTTTAGAAAGAATTGTATTTATGAAATCTGAATACTCTTTCAAAGCACGATTAATAGATTGTTGTGTTTGAGATAAATCAAGAGTAACTTCTGTATTTGATTTAGTATCAAAACTTAAATTTTCCATTGCAGTATCCTCACAAATTCTAATTATTTAATACAATAATACAAATATTTTTGTATTTTGTCAAATAAATTTGGGATAAAGCAATGTAAATCAACTGTCCCATAATTGGGACTTATGAAAGTAGGTGAGAAAATTGGATACATCATTCGTTATTGATGAAAACAAGCATTGTTTTCTTAATGGTCAAGAACTTAGGAATGTTATAAATGCAGATATAAAAAACATCAACGCTACTGAAATGACAGAAGTAGTGCTTACTGTTTTAGTAAAAAGCGTTGATGTTAAATATAGGTGCATTAAATAAATTTTGAAACTAAGTCAATTACATCAAGTAAACCATTTTTAAAACGATTTTCCATATAAATGATTGCTTGATTTGTAATTTCAAAATTCCCTGTTATAAAAATTCGTATAAAATTCTTTTGACCAAGTTCGAGAAATGTTGTTGTAACATCATCAGGGTGCCATTTGGATAGTAATTTATCAGACTTGTAAAAGTCTTCTTCAAAGTCATTAGATGAAGTTTTAGACATTCCATTTTTAATTCTTTCTAGGTACATCTTATATATGATGCAGATCATTTTATCAGCGTCCCTAGTAAGTTCGGGCATAATCATACTTTTAACCTCCTTTCAAACTAATTATAGCATTTGAAAGGATACAAGACAAATGAAAATAGGTGAGGAATAAATAAAATGGAGAAAAAGCCTGTATTTACAGAGATAAGTGGTACAGAAGTTGATGCACTTTTATATACTGCAATGTTTAATGAAGTGAACAGACTTGAAGATTGCAAAAATAAAAAAGAGCGTCAAAGAATTAGAGATTTTATCCTATCAGCTTATCGAGATTTGAGAATAGCATAGTGGAATATTAAAAGCAATAAAGAAAGTAGGTGAGTTTTTGGAGAAAAGTAGGGTTGCCAGAGATTTCCTTATAAGAATAAGGCTTATAGAAAGAGAACTACCAAAGGACAGAAATACTCCGGAGGGACTCCACAACATTAAGTATTATGTTCAATATGTTTCTTTAGATGGTTTTATTCTAAAGGAAAGAGAGGCTGATAGTTTTGATTTGAATGATTTTTTCAGATATGTAAAGAAAGTAGGTGATTAGATGGCAAAGTTAAAGCTAATCGACAACAAAGAAAAGTTTTTACTAGAAATTGACGGTACACAAATTCCATATGTTACAAGTTACCAAATAACTCGTACAGTAGGTGAGGTTGTACTACTTAAGTTAGCATTAAGTGTAACTGATGTTGATGAAGTAGAAATAATTTCAGACAAGGTTGTTGAGGCATAGGACAATCGAGGCACAACATAACTTTTAGTGAGGTGATGAAATGGCAAAAGAGTTAGCGTATAGGGTATGGGTTAATGATGGTGGTAAGCAAGTGTTGTGGGCAGAAAAGGACCACAACGGCAACAAGACCAATCATCTGACCAAAGAACAAGAACAACGCTACATAAGTGGCATTTGTTCAAGAATAAGTCAGGGTATGACTGACTATGTGAATAACCATCCTGATTCAGCACTACTGAATTAGGTAAAAGAAAGGAAGTGAAAAAAGTGGGAAGTATAGCATTTGCAATCATTGTTTTAACTTTGGTGGTACTGATTATTGCCGTTATAGGTTGTCTTAACAAGGCACATACTGACAATACCAAGTGGCTTCAGAATAGTTGGAACGAAGTGATGAACGAACAAAGGCACTTGCTAGAGATGATTAGGGAAAACCAAAATCAGATAGCAAGACTGATAAGAAAGTTGGAGAGTGAAAATGAAAGAAAAGATTAAAGCAGTAGGACTTGCAGTAACAATAGTGGTTACAATCATTGTTTCCTTAGTGCTACATATCAATTTACTATCAAAGTATGGTGGTTTTTTACTTCTTCCGTTTCTCTACTTTGGTATGGTCTATGTTTTGCCACGCATATTGTCTTATATTATGGACGATTTTAAGGTGGCATACAGTAGGGAAAACCTTTGTATCACTAAGGATGATTTCCAAACTAGGTGTTTTGAAGAGGCACTAGGCACAAAACCGGAAGAAGTTGAACACATTGTTGAGGGTGAAGAAGTATGAAAGTTATACAAGACGTTACAGACAGATTTGGTAGATACCCTATTGTTTTCAAGGGCAAAAATGTCAAATTAGAGGATATTCACGATTGGCTTTTCTCGCATTTTCAAGGTTATAAATTTGCAATAGTTATTGATGAAACTGTTGATGAATTTGAAGAACAGTTTACTAAGTCGGTGTATGTTTATTTTCTTGATGAGATTACATCTGAGTTAGAAGCCTATTGTAGATAAGAAAGGCAAGAAGTATGAACACAAAGTACATTTTTCCGTTGCTATTAATAGCACTTGATGTAGGTGCTGCAATAGTCTATGGCATCAACAAAGACATCAGAATGGCAACATATTGGATTGCAGCTGCAGTTCTTAATATATGTGTGACCTTTTAGGGGGTGGACTGGTTATATTAAATCTTTTTTATCATTATATAATTAATGGCAAAAATAAAAGCCACTAGAGAACTGCAATTCCCTAGTGACCTGAAAGGTGTTCCTATTATGGAACATATTAAAGTAAACTAATTTCATTTTAGATTATCTAAAGTGAAAAGTCAAGGAGGAATTGAAAAATTGGAACAGATTACTTTATCTGAACAACATAAAAGGGCTGTTGAACTTCATCAGAAGATTATTATTTCTGCTAATCTGGCTCAGCAGAACTTATGGGATATGTGTACTTCTCTTAAGTTAATGAGAGATAACAAACTGTATAAGGAATTAGGTTATCCTAACTTTGAGAACTACTGTGAGAATGAAGTGGGTTTTTCAGCTAGAAATGCGAGAAATTACATATCTATTGTTGAAAAAGTAAGTGAGGAAAATAGGAAAACGTTTTCCCATTTTGACAAGTCAAAACTTATGTTACTAGCAAAGATAGATGAAGAAGAACAGAAAGAAATAGCCGAAAAAGTTGACCTGGAAAGCATTTCAGTACGAAAGCTAAAGGAAGAAATAGAGACTTTAAAGGCTGAAAAACTTGCAGAGAAAGAAAGTCTTGAACGAAAGAACAATGACCTTAAAAGGGTAGCTGACGAAGTAACAGAGAACAACTCTAAATTAGAGAAAGACTTGTTTTCAGCAAGAAAAAAGCTATCGGTTGCTACTGCCGATAAAGAGTGGTTGCAAAAGAAGATTGATGACCTGGAAAGCCGACCAATAGAAGTTGCAGTTGCCGAAACATCAGACAATGAAAGAAGACTTCAAGAAACAATCAAGTCCCTTGAAAGAGAGAATATCAAGAGGAATGAAGAACTTGAAAGACAGTATCGAGAAGATGAGCAGACAGTAAGAAGAATGCTTGAGAAAGAAAAGCAAGATGCACTTGATGATTTAACTGAAGAATATGAGAGCAAAATCAAGGACCTTCAGTCAAAGTCAAAGGTAAAGCAGACAGACGGTACAGAGGCTTTTCAGGTGTGGAAATTGGTGGCAATGAAAGCATTAAGTAATATCCACAGAATTATTCTTATGAATGGAAGTAACAGACAAATGCAGAATATTTTTCACAGAGAAGTTTGTGAAATCAATGCTAAGATAGATGGCATTTTTGCAGAATGTAAATAATGAAAATAGGAAAACGTTTTCCCATTTTGAACATTGAAAAACTAAAAAACAGGAGGAATTAAAATGTCAAAACTTTATGAACTATCAACAGACTTTCAGAATCTATTTGATATGTTTGAAGAAATTAATAACTGGTCACCTGACACAGACGCAGATGGACAACCTATTGACAGTGAGGGCAATGTAATTGAAAACCCTACTGCATACAAGGTGCAAATGCTTAACGGTTGGTTTGATACCCTAGAAGGTATTGAGGGTGAATTTGAAATGAAAGCAGAGAACATTGCTGCCTTTATCAAGTCACTAAAGGCTCAGTCAGACATTCTTAAGAATGAGGAAACTGCACTTAAGAAACGCAGAGACACTAAGGACAGACAGATTGAAAGTCTAAAGACCTACCTGCTTAATCAGATGAAAGCAATAGGCAGAAAGAAGATTGATATGCCTAAGGCAGTTATCTCAATTCGTAACAATGCACCATCACTTGTGGTGGATGATGAACTTGAACTGATTAATTGGGCAGAAGAAAATGATATGGACAGTTTTCTTAATTATCAACTGCCTAAGATTAAGAAGTCGGAAGTGAAGAAAGCTTGTAAGGATAATATGAATATTCCGTATGTACATATGGAAAGTAAAGAGTCACTAACTATTAAATAAGGAGGATATTATGGGATTACCGGTTTTAATTTTAGGTTTTTCAGGTAGTGGTAAGTCAGCATCACTTAGAAACTTTGCTCCTGACGAACTGGCACTTGTAAATGTAAATGGTAAACCACTACCATTTAGAAATAACTTTAAGTCAGTTATTTCATCAGATGATTACAAAACTATTGAAAGCTTTATTAAGAGTACAAAGGCTAAGTCAATAGCCATTGATGATACTCAGTACCTTATGGCCAATGAGTTTATGCGTAGATCTACAGAGAAAGGTTATGATAAGTTTACGGAAATAGGCAAGAATTTCTGGGAACTTGTAAAGATGACTGAATCATTACCAAGTGATACTATTGTTTATTTCTTAAGTCATATTGATGTGGATGATAACGGTAGGCAAAAAGCCAAAACAATAGGAAAACTTCTTGATGAAAAGATTACTGTTGAGGGTATGTTCACAACTGTATTAAAGACTGCCGTAGTGGATGGTAAGTATTATTTTGCTACTCAAACAGATGGTAATGATACTTGTAAAAGTCCTATGGGACTATTTGATACTATGTTAATTTCTAATGATTTAAAGATAGTAGATGAGGCACTTAGAAACTATTACTATATGACAGAAGAAAAGCTTTGTGAAGTGTGCAAAAAGCCTATTGTGTCTGATGGTAAAAGAACAGTACAGCAGATTATTGAGGGTACAAAGAAGAACTACAAAAAGCAGATGTGTATGTCTTGTGTTGCAAAGCTGATTAAAAAGAGAAAAGAAGAAAAAGAGGCTAAGCAATGAAACTAAGACCATACCAAGAACAGTTAGTTAATGAACTCCATACTGCTTGGAAAGATGGTTACAAAGCCCCTTGTATTGTTTTAGGTTGTGGTGGTGGCAAGTCTTGCATAGTTGCAGAAATTGCAAGACGAACCACCTGGAATGGCAAGAGAGTTTTGTTCCTGGTACATAGAAAAGAACTAGTTGACCAAATCTTTCGTACATTCGTACGGTGGGGTGTTCTTATGGATTTGTGTCAGATAGGTATGGTTCAAACCTTTACAAGAAGGTTAAAGAAACTACCTAAACCGGCACTGATTATTACAGATGAAAACCACCACAGTACAGCCTCATCGTATAAAAGAATTTATGACTACTTTCCCAATGTACCTAGGGTGGGTGTTACTGCAACACCGGTAAGGCTAAACGGTGATGGCTTAGGTGATGTTAATGATAAGCTAATTGTAGGTGTAAGCACAAAATGGTTGATAAATCATAAGTGCCTTGCACCTTATGATTACTATGCACCTTGTATTGCAGATTTAACAGGACTACATACAAAGATGGGTGAATATGTTACTGCCGATATTGAAAAAGCAATGATAAAGAATACTGTATTTGGTGATGCAATTAAGTATTACAAAAGTCTTGCCAATGGCAAAAAGGCAGTATGCTATTGTTCATCATTAAAGCACAGTATAGCAACTGCAAAGGCTTTTTGTAATGCCGGTATTAAGGCAGTACATATTGACGGTTCAACTCCTAAAGCAGAAAGGGATAAGATTATCTCTGACTTTAGAAAAGGTGATATTACTATTCTTTGCAATGTAGACCTTATTAGTGAAGGCTTTGATGTACCTGATTGTGAATGTACTATATTGCTAAGACCTACCCACAGTCTTACTTTGTATATACAACAGTCTATGCGTTGTATGAGATATAAGGAAGGTAAGAAAGCAATAATCATTGACCATGTAGGTAACTATGCAAGACATGGTATGCCTGATGATGACAGAGTTTGGACCTTAGAAAAGAAAAAGCATAAGAGTGTTAAGAAACTGGAAGAAGAACAAAGTAAAAAGATAAAATCTTGTCCTGAATGTTTCTTTACCTTTGAAAGCCCACCACCGGGTACTACACCAATATGCCCTCATTGTGGATATGTTTTTCCTAAAGCTGAAAGAGAAGTTGAGGTTGACACCGAAGCACATTTAATTAAGATTGAGGGTTTCAAACTTGATTTTACTTCACCGGAAGATTGTCATTCTTATCAAGATTTACTTACCTATGCAAAAGAACATGGCTATAAAAAAGGTTGGGCCTTTTATCAAGCAAGAAATAGAGGTTTGTTAGTATGACAGAAGAACATATTATACAGAATAATATCCGTATTGCCTTGTCAAATGATTGTGTAATCTTTAGAGGGAATGTTGGCAAAGGCTTTACTAAAGATGGCAGATACTTTGATACAGGACTACCAAAAGGCTTTCCAGACTTGTTTGGTTTTCGCAAGTCTGATGGCAGAGCAGTATTTATAGAAGTAAAAACTTATAAGGGAAAACCATCAAAAGAACAGAAAAATTTTATAAACAAAATGCTTTCATATGGTGCTATTGCAGGTGTATGCAGAAGTACAGAGGATGCATTAAATTTAATTAAGGAGTATTAATATTATGGGATTTAAAAATAATTATTCTGATGTAAATGAAAACAGCATTAAGCCTATAGGTGACTATGAATGTGTTATCCATAAGGTAGAAGAGAGAACTACTAGGAACGGCAAAGTAGGTCTTAACATTCAGTTCCTTATTCGTTCTGATGTTAATCAGAAGTACCAAAAGGGCTACATTTTCCATACCTTATGGAAAAGGAAAGAACCTACCGACCTTGATAAGCAAGTGAATGGCTATGGCTTTAATCAGGTTATGCAGTTAGGTAAGGCATCAGGTTTACCAGAAGGCAAAGACTATGACAATCTAACTCAGTTTATCAATGATTTAATTAATAAGCCGGTAAGAATTACTCTTAACCATAGGGAGTACAATGGTAACACACAAGAAGAAGTTAAGTACATTAATAAGACTAAGTTCCCATTAAATGGTGCTAATATTCAGCAACCTAAAAGCAATGATGGGTTTGAAGAATTGCCTGTTGAAGATGATTTACCATTCTAATTGTAAACATTCTATTAACATTTCTGTGAAATTGCATAGTGCTATGCAACTTATTTGTGATTTAGGGGTATTAAGTGGGATACCCCTAAAAAATATTTAAGGAGAGATAAGATGAATATAAATAATAAATATATGGCAGTTCCACAGGAATTAAAGGCTTTGCCAAACTGGGTGTGTTACAAGAAAGAACCTGACCCAAAGTCTCATAGTGGGTTTAGCAAAAAGCCTATTAACCCCAGAACCGGCAACTATGCAATGTCCAACAATCCGGCAACATGGAGTGACTTTGAAACTGCACTGAGAGAATCAGAGAAGTATTCCGGCATAGGCTTTATGTTTTCTAATTCACCATACTTTGGTGTTGACCTTGACGATATGCCAAAGGATATTGAAGATTTTAAAAATGGTGGTACTGACAATATAGTTAGTGAGTTTGTACATACACTACAATCATATACAGAATTTTCTCAATCTAAAACAGGTGTGCATATTATTTGTAAAGGTACTTTACCTAAAACAGGAAGAAAGAAAAAGCATACCTTTGGTGGATTTGAAATGTACGATAAAGGTAGGTTCTTTGTTGTTACCGGTGACTATTGCAGTGAATATGTGGATATAACGGAATGTACCGAAAAGATAAAACCACTTCATTCAAAGTATATTGGTGGTGGCAAAGAACCTACACCTAAAATTCAAAAGCCAGTAGTAACTTTATCCACAACTAATGAAATAGTTGAAACTGCTATGAATGCAAAGAATGGCAACTTGTTTACTGCTTTATACAGAGGTGATTTCTCTGCTTATGGCAGTCAAAGTGAAGCTGACCTTGCTTTCTGTAATATGTTAGCTTTTTGGACAGGCTGTGATACTGAAAAGATGGATGCAATCTTTAGACAGTCAGGTCTTATGAGAGATAAATGGGACAGAAAGCAAAGTGGCTCAACCTATGGTACTATCACAATTCAAAAAGCAGTAGCCGGTTGCAACAGTGTTTATGAACCTAAAAGCAGTGACAATTACAAAATTTCAATAGGTAATAAAAAAGTATCTACAACACCTAGTAATGAAACGATAAGGAATTATTCCTTTGATGATATGGGTAATGCTCAAAGGTTTGTTGATTTATTTGGTGACAATATCCGTTACTGCTATACAGATAAGAAGTGGATGTACTATGACGGTAGAAAGTGGTGCATTGACAATATGGGTGCAGTTCATAGGATGGCCGATAAATCTGTTAATGCTATGAAAGCAGAACTAAAGAACTATGTTAAGTCTGATGAAGAGTCAGGTGGTGATATGGAAAAGGAGTTTAGAAAGCATATGAAACAAAGCCGTAGTAACCGTTCCAAGAATGCTATGCTTAGTGAAGTTCAGCACTATGTTCCTATTCTTCCGGCACAACTTGACAGATACAAGATGGCACTTAATACACCTGATGGAGTTATTAACCTTAAAACCGGTGAACTAAAGCCTCATTCCTATTCTCATTATTTTACTAAGATTACAGCAGTAGAGTATTCCAACAATGCTGATTGTCACCTATGGTTAAAGTTCCTTGATGATATTTTTAATGGTGACAAGGACTTAATAAGATATGTGCAAAAAGCAGTAGGCTATAGCCTTACCGGTTCTACTGCTGAACAATGTGCATTCTTCCTTTATGGTACAGGTAAGAATGGCAAGTCAACTTTTATTGATGTTATCAGAGATGTGTTTGGTGACTATGCAGCCAACATTCAGCCTGAAACAATTATGGTTAGAAATAGCCAAAGCAGTGCTATTAACAGTGATATTGCAAGACTTAAAGGTGCAAGACTTGTAACCTCAGTAGAACCTAATGAGGGTGTACGAATTAATGAAGGACTACTAAAACAGCTTACAGGTGATGATACTGTAACTGCCAGAAAGCTATATGCAGAGGAATTTGAGTTTAAACCTGAATTCAAGCTATGGATGGCTACAAATCATAAACCTATCATCAGAGGTACAGATACAGGTATATGGCGAAGAATACATATGATACCTTTTACAGTTCAAATACCGAATGATAAAGTTGACAAAAAGCTAAAGTATAAGCTTAAAGCAGAGATGACAGGAATATTCAAGTGGTGTGTTGATGGTTGTTTACTATGGCAGAAAGAAGGTCTAAAGATGCCTAGAGCAGTACTTGAGAGTGTAAACGAATATCGCAGAGAAATGGATGTTATTTCTGCCTTTGTAGAAGATATGTGTGTAGAGAGTGGCAGTGTTCAGGCTAGTACACTTTATGCAGTGTATGCTAAATGGGCAGAGGAAAACCATGAATACCGAATGTCTGCTACTAAATTTGGTGTAGAGGTAGCCAAAAAGTATGAGAAAATCAAACTAACTAAAGGAATATTCTATAAGGGAATTTCTCTTATTCAATAACATTTATGCAGGGTTATGCATAGTTTCAGGGTTTTTTCTATTCTTTATACAAAAGAAAAAATAATAATATATATATAGAAAAGGTTTTTGAAAAAGGGTTCAAACCCTGCATAACCCTTCATAGTTTTACATTATAGGAGTTTTTATGAACCACAGAATTAATTTGAATTTTAGTGATAGCAAAACCTTTGCTACTCTTGAGGGCAAGGCTATTGATGGGGTACTTGATTATAAGAACTTTCCACCAGTTGAGTATAAGTACTTTTCAAGATTATCTAAGCTGGGTTACCTTAACCGTCATAGTGGGTGGGATAAAAACCTTTGCGAAGAAAAGCAAAAGGATTTGCTACTTGAATATAAGGAAGAAAAAGCAGACTCAGAAAAGTTTCTGAACCTATCAAAACATATTCAAGAGAATATTAAACTTGGCAATGAACTAAACAGAAAGATTTATACACTATCTGATAAAGACAAAATCTTGGATTGTGCATTATTGATTATTGAATTAATCACTAATGAAAACGGCTTTTCAGATAGAATACATAGGAGAATTAAGGAGTAACAATAATGGAAATTAAGAGAGTATGTGCAGTATGTGGAAATGAATTTACTGCAAGAAACCACAATGCAAAGTATTGCAGTTATGAGTGTGTAAAGATACACAACAGAGTGAAGAACCAAAGGCTAAAGCAAGAACAAGCTAAAACACCAAAGCAGTCAAGAGAACATAACCTTAACCGTACTTTGTATAATTTACATAAGTACAACGAAGAAAACGGTACAAGGCTAAGCTACGGTCAGTATAGAGCTAAGATTGAAACAGGAGAGATTGCTATATGAGTAATTATATTGATATTTCAAAGGGCAAATATATTGATGTTACAGAATTAGGAGAAATGATTGATAATAATGAATATGATGTTATTTGTGAGGAGAGTTTCCCATGTTCTTCTTATGGAATGACAACAGATGATTTTATAGACCTGATTAATGATTGCAAAAGAGTAAACTTGGGTAAGGCTGTTTCAAAACGAACACCTAAGAAGGTGGCATCAAGCAAAAAAGCATTGCTTGATAAATTTTGTCCTAGTTGCCATAAGAACCTTACTATGTTTAGTGCTAGTTGGGAGTATAATTACTGTCCTCATTGTGGACAGAGGTTAGATTGGAGTGATAACCTTGACTGCTAAAGAGTACTTAAGTCAGGTACAGGTGAAAGAAAGACAAATCAAAAAGCAAGAGGACTACATAGCAAGGTTGAAAGAAACACTTGATGTTGCAGGAGTAAGGTATGACAAAGAAGTTGTACAGAGTTCACCGGAACCTGACCCAATGGCGAAAGTCTTTTCAAAAATCTGTGAAGAAGAAAAGAAACTTGAAAAATTGATGAGAGAATGTTCTGATTTTAGACTAATGGTGATGGAAGAAATTAACCTGCTTGATAACTTTGTGTATAGAAAATTATTGTTTATGGTGTATATTCATGGTATGAATTTAGCAGAGTATTCTAAGTCAGAAAATTATAGCTATGGTTATATTAGAAATATGCACATAAAAGCATTGAAACAATTTGAAGAAAAATTTTTGTAAAAATGTGACCTATATGTTACATTTAAGTGACAGCTAGGTGACTTGTATATTACAGTCAAAATATGTTATCATTAAACTAACCAAAAATGGAAAACCGAAAGAGATAGAAAAGATTGCAAGAATGATTTTCACTTCTACTATTCCTCTTGTAAAAAATTCAGCATTGCCCACCTAAACACTTAGGTGGGTTTTGTTGTAGTGAAAATTCACATATATAACCATTATATTTTATATATACTGACAATTTATTGCAAATTACAACATTTTTTATTTAATTAGTGTATAATAGAATATGAGGTGATAGTTAGAATGAAAAAAGTAAATTCTAAAATAAGAAAAATATTTAATGAAGATATAAATCTTCGGTTATGTAAAAAGGACACTTATGTTAATATGAAATTAAAGTTATGTAATTACATATACAACAATATGAATGCCAATGAAATAAAAAATGAAATATTAGTTATTACAAGAGAAAAAACAAAAAACAATAAAACTATATACCCATTTTTGAAACATTTAATTGATATGTCGAGTCCTATTTTGATTTCCATAATTTCATTATTAATTTCTTGTTATACAGCTGATGCTACATTATCATATGATGGAACAAATGGAATTGAAATTTCTAGTTCAATAAATGATGTTCTTAATATGGCAATTTATTTATTAATAGTGATGTTTGGATTTTTTGCTTTTATGATTTCTGTATTTTATGCTATTGATAAGTGTCAAAAATACTCCTATGAAAATAATTATATTTATAAACAGATTAAATTAGAATGCTTAAAACAAGTCCTAAATGTTAAGCTTGAAGAACTTAATAATCCAAAACAAAAAACGGATTACAATCACAAGCATTTTAAGGTAAAAGTTTCGTCAATTAAATAAACTTCCAAAGGTTAAGCAGTGCTTAGCCTTTTTCTTTTGCTATAAAAATACTGAAAGGTGGTGTTATCATGAATGATAAGCTAAACGCAAGACAAAAGAAATTTGCTGAATATTATGTACAAAGTGGTAATGCCACAGACAGTGCAATAAAAGCAGGATATTCAAAAAAATATGCAAACACTAATGCATCAAAACTACTACAAAATACTACAATAGTACAGTACATCAAAGAAATTTCTGATAAACTGAAAGATGAAAGAATAATGTGTGCAAAAGACAGACAGGTAACATTATCTGATATTGCAAGAAACGATGAAGAAGAAACATCAGACAGAATTAGGGCTATTGATACCCTTAATAAAATGACAGGTGAATATACCCTAAAAGTTGATGCAAATGTTGGTGCAGAAGTTTCTAAACTTGATGACCTGATTAAGCAAATGAGTGTTGATGATGAGTAATTTATTACTTTCTCAAAAGTATAAAGATTTCATCAAATGTAAAGCACCGGTTGAGTTTCTTGAAGGTACTACTGCTGCAGGAAAAACAACGGTAGGTATCTTTAAATTTTTTCTAAAGGTCGCACAGAGTAATAAGAAATATCATATCATTGCCTCAAAAGATACAGGTACTGCTGAAAAGAATATTATTAATAAGGACCTTGGTGTTGTTGATGACTTTGGTGTTCTTACAGAGTACAACGGCACCGGTACTAAGGATGAAAAGATACCACACATTCTGTTCCATACAAACAAGGGCGATAAGATTGTGTATGTTATGGGTTATGGTGATAAGAAAAAGTGGCAGAAGGCTCTGGGTGGTCAGTATGGTTGCTTGTATATTGATGAAATCAATACAGCAGATATAGACTTTGTGAGAGAAGCAAGTATGCGTTGTGACTACTTTATGGCTACTCTTAATCCTGATGACCCTAATTTACCGGTGTATAAGGAGTATATTAACTGTTCCAGACCACTTGAAAAGTACAAGTCAGATACACCGAAAGAAATATTAAATATGCTAACAGAAGAACCAAAGCCTAATTGGGTCCATTGGTTCTTTTCTTTTGAACATAACCTAGGACTGTCAAAAACTAAAATAGAACAAATTAAATTGAATGTTCCAAAAGGTACAAAGCTTTATAAGAATAAGATTTTAGGACTTAGAGGCAGGGCTACAGGTCTTGTATTTAGTAACTTTGATAGAAATGTTCATATTAAATCAAAAGAATGGGCAAAACAGTTCCTTGCTGATGATAGAAAAAGAAAAAAGGAACATTTTATTATCTTTACTTCAGGGCTTGATACTGCATATTCCCAAAAGTCACCTGACACAATAGCAATGACCTTCTTTGGAATAACTAATAGAGGTAATTGTATTCAGCTAGACGAAAAGGAATATAATAATGCAAAACTAAAAACACCACTGGCACCCTCTGATGTGGCTATAAACTACATTGAATTTTTAAAGAAAAATCAAGCTGAGTGGGGACTTGCAAGAAATGTATTTATTGATAATGCCGATCAAGCAACTATAACCGAACTTAACAAGTATAAACGAAACAACGGTTGTGTATTTACATTTAATAACGCATACAAGAAAACAACAATAATAGATAGAATTAATATGCTCTTAGGCTGGTTTGCTAAAGAGCATTATTTTATATTGGAACATTGTACAAGCACTATACAGGAATACGAACTGTATTCTTGGCTAGAGGATAAAGACAATACTCCTGAAGATGGTAATGATCACTTTATAAACTCATCACAGTATGGGTGGCTACCCTATAAGGATAAGATAGGATGTGAGTAGAGAATGGGGCTGATTAATAGAATGGCTGATACAGTAAGAAAAGGATTAAGGAGTTTTCTTAGGATTACTTCTGCATCAGATACTACCATTACTATCAGTGAGGGTGTAAACCACCTAACTGATTGTGCTAAAAACAGAATATGGTATTGGGGCAAGAGTAAGCAACTTCAAGAACTGTATGAAAGTCTTGATGTTCAGAAAACAATGTTTTGGAAAGCTAGACCTACAGCAGGTCAGGAGATACAGAAAATCCATGTTGCTATTCCTGCCTTAATGGTTGATGTTATTACCAATATTCTAAAAACCGATTTTAACGGTATTGAGATACACAATAATAATACAACCGAATATGAAGAAGTATGGGAGGAAATACAGAAAGAAAATAATTTTGCTGATGTGCTTGAAAGTGCAATTAAGGACCTTGCAATAGTAGGTGACGGTGCATTTAAGATTTCATTTGATAATGAGATTTCTGAATTACCTATCATTGAGTGGTACGGTGCCGAAAAGGTAAAATACACTTATGCTCGTGGCAGAATCAGAGAAATTAAGTTCTATACAGAATACACAGAAAAGACAAGGTGCTATCAGTTTGAAGAGACCTATGGATATGGATATATCAAGTATGCTTTATATGACAGTAACGGAAGAGAGGTTGACCTTCATACTGTGAGTGCCTTGTCTTGGATAGATAGTGAGGGCATCACATTTGATAAATCATATATGTGGGCAGTACCTTTAATTTATAGCAATGGCTTTTATGAGGGTAGAGGTAAGGGTATTATCAGTAACAAGGAAGATGCCTTTGACAGTATAGATGAAATATGGTCGCAGTGGATGGATGCCTCTCGTTCAGCCAGATCAAAAACATATATGCCTGATTGTTACATACCTAGAAATCCTGAAACAGGTGAGCCTATTGCACCAAACCCATTTGATAACAGGTACATTGCTATAGGTAACGATATGAAAGAGGGTGTAGGCAATAAGATTGTAACAGAGTCACCTTCTATTCAACACGAAAGTTACCTATCAGCCTATGTAACTGCTTTAGATTTGTGCCTACAGGGTGTTATCAGTCCAAGTACTCTTGGTATTGATAATAAGAAATTGGACAATGCAGAGGCACAGAGAGAAAAAGAAAAGACTACTTTATATACAAGGCAGAACTTTGTTAAACTTCTTGAAAAATCATTACCTAATCTTGTTAAGTCCGTACTTAATGCTTATTATGAACTAACAAATAAAGCCTTAGTACCGGCTGACCTTGATGTGGCAATTAACTTTAGAGAGTATGCTAACCCTAGCTTTGAAAGTCAAGTAGAAACTGTAGGTAAAGCAAGACAAAGTGCAATAATGAGTGTTGAAACTTCTGTTGAAAAGCTCTATGGAGATAGTAAGTGTGCTGATTGGAAAGCTGAGGAAGTCAAAAGAATTAAGGAAGAACAAGGCATAACCACCCTTGATGAAACTTCTGAAATTGATGACCTAAATACGGTACTAAACAATGGCTGATTATGATATTTCTAAAGCCTTTGAAACCATAGAAAATGAACTCATTGACAGTATGATGAGAAATTTTAAACATCATAGGGCAGAGGAAGAAAAAGAAGGTTATAACTGGTCACAGTGGCAGTCTGAACAACTTAAAAGCCTTGAACAGTACCGTAGAACCAACCAAAAGAAATACGGTAAGCAGTTTTCCACATTAAATAAGAAAATTGAGGAAATGCTGAAAACTGCAATGGCTGACGGCAATGCAAAGCAAGAGGCTGAAATATTAAAAGCTATTAAAAAAGGCTTTAATGTCGGTAAGGTAAGTCCTTCAGCTACCGGTGAATTTTTCAAAGTCAATGACAGAAAGTTAGATGCACTTATTAATGCAACTAAGAGCGATATGAAAAAGGCAGAAACTGCAATACTCAGAATGTCTAACGATAAGTACAGAAAAGCTATTTTCAATGCTCAGGTCTATGCAAACAGTGGTGCAGGTACATATGAAAAAGCAGTTGATATGGCAGTTAAGGATATGTTACAAGCAGGTCTTAATTGTGTGGAATATCGTAACGGTGCTAGGCATACACTTTCCGACTATGCAGATATGGCAATCCGTACTGCTAATAAAAGGGCTTATCTCTACGGTGAGGGTCAGAAAAGGCAAGAATGGGGTATCTCACTTGTAGTGGTAAATTCCCGTCAGGGTGGTTGCCCTGATTGTGCACAGTACATTGGCAGAGTATTTATTGATGATGTGTATTCCGGTGGCAGTAAAGCTGACGGTAAGTATCCTTTGCTTAGTGAGGCTATCGCAGGTGGTTTGTTTCATCCAAGGTGTAAGGACAGTACAAGTACCTATTACGAGGGTATTACCTCTCTTGAACCTGTAAGCAGTGAAGAACTTACCCAAATGGAAGAAAGAGAAACCCTGGAAACAAAGCAACAAAACGCAGAAAGACAAGAAAAACGATACAACAGACTTGCCCAACATAGCCTTGATGAAGATAATAAAATAAAGTATCAGAATAGAGCTGATGATTGGCATACAAGCAATGAAGAATATAAAGAAAAACTTGATGAAATAATTGAAAATTCTGTTGAAAATTCTAGTGAAAGTGGTATAATTGAATTAAGAAGTGTTGATGCAAGAGATAAGTTGAAAGATATTGATACTTCAAATATCCAAAAACTAAAGTCAGGTTTTTCTTGTTTTCCTAAAGGTGATTTACTTAATCAGTTTATCAAAAAAGTAAAATCAAAGGATGGTTACTATGATGTAGGGATGCATGGCACTCCTACTGCAATGTGCTTTGGTACAGATGCACCAAACACTTCACCTAGATTATTAGCAGATGTTATAAGGCGTAGAAAAGATTATAACGGAGAGAATATTCGTTTATTATCATGTAGTACAGGCAAAATAGTAGATGGTAATTATTGCTTTGCTGAAGAATTATCCAATGCTTTAGGAGTTTGTGTTGAAGCTCCTAGTGATGTATTGTACATAAGAAGTAACGGAACTTTTTCTGTTGGTGAAGAAGAAACAGGTAAAATGATAACATATAAACCTAATCAGAGGGGGCGTATAAAATGACAGAAAAAAATGGAATGAAATTTTTTGGTTATTGGGATAATATGCCATATTCTACTCTTACAGATAGCTTTGATGAATTATCAAAGATAAATAATAAAATTGATAAAAAGAAAGTTATTAAGCATATAGAAAACTTAGATGTTTGGGCTACTAGTTTACCAACTTATGATATGTTTACTGGTGAAAGAATACAAGCTGGTAAATATAAGGATGGGAAATATGTTTTCCCATTGGATTTTTTGCACTACTATAAAAATTATGATATTGGTATTCCTTTGGAGTATGAAGAATATCTGAAATCTATATTATAGCACTTTACGATTTGTGAGGTGCTATTTTTATTTAAAAGAAATTAGGTGATATGTTGATATGTCCGTATAGAGATAAAGTGGAAACCACTGTGCAGAAAGAAAGTTATTGTTATAATGACGATAACCCTGAACAATGTACAAAAACAGATACTATCGTACAAACCATTCATCAGCCAATGAAATGTGTAAAAGCTGAGTGTGGGGCATTTTACAATGGTAAATGTAATTACAAAAATTAATATTGTTATTAGGCACTAACTCTTGTTAGTGCTTTTTTAATACCTAAAAGGTGGTGATGATATGAAAGTAAAGGTTACTAGGGACTTTAATGATGTTGAGAATAACCTATGCACAAGGCATAGTGGTGAACTGTATGATTGTTCTGATGAAAGAGCAACAGAACTAAACAAACTTGGCTTTGTTGAATTTGCAGAACCTAAGCCAAAAGAAGAAACAAAGAAGTAATTTAGCACTAACTTAACCGTTAGTGCTTTTTTATTGTCCGAAGACATTAAACTACGAGAGACACTTGTACAACTGTAAATGAGAGACACTCTATAACTGTATTTTGGGAGACACCCACAAAACTGAAAGGATGATTAAAATGGCAGAACCAAATAATCAAAACAACAACCAAAACAATAATCAAAACACCAACCCACCAAGTGGCAATGAACCAAGCAGTAATGCACCAACTATTGATTATGATAAGTTGGCAAGTATTATCAGTGGCAAACAAAGTGCAACAGAGGACACAGTTCTAAAGTCTTACTTTAAGCAACAGGGTCTTTCTGCTGATGAAATGCAACAGGCTATTGCTACATTTAAGGAACAGAAAAAGCAGAATACACCTGACTTTAACCAAATGCAAAGAGACCTTGATTCAGCCAATAATGCAAGACTTATTGCAGAGGTGAACCAAGTAGCAACTCTTGAAGTTATTAAGCAAGGTGTGGATGTTTCAAGTGTTCCATATGTGCTAAAGTTAGCTGATTTTTCCGGTGCAACTACTGACGGCAAGATTGATAATGACAAACTTTCAGAGGCTGTCAAGAAGGTGCTTGACGAAGTACCGGCACTAAAGAAACAATCTAATGACGGTGCAGGTGTACAGAAAATCGGTGGTGATGGTGGTAACAACAACAACCCTGATGAAGATACTTTGAGAGGTATCTTTGGTATCAAAACAAAAAAATAAAAGAAATGAGGTAATTAAATTATGGCAGTATTAGAATACGCAACAATTTTCAGTAATGTTTTAAGAGAATTATATGGTCAAGAACTAACTTGTGATGACCTATATCATTCAAATTCAGACATTCAGATTGTCAATGGTAAAGACATTAAAATTCCAAAGCTATCTGTAAGTGGTTACAAGGACCATACGAGAGGTGGTAGCTTTAACTCAGGTACATATTCAAATGGCTATGAAACAAAGACACTGGATCATGACAGAGATATTGAGTTCACTGTTGACCCACTTGATGTTGATGAAACAAATCTTGTAGTTACTGTCAGTAACATTCAGAATAGATTTGAAAAGACACAGGCTATTCCTGAACTTGACAGTTACACTTATAGCAAGATTTACACAGAGGCTAAAAGAGTAAATGCAAATATTAAGACAACTGCACTGACAAGTGCAAATGTACTTTCTGACTTTGACGATAACCTAGAGGCCTTTGCAGAGGCAGGTGTGCCACTTGATAGAGTTATTCTATATGCAACACCAAGTTATAAGAAGTTACTAAAAAATGCAGAGGGTATTCAGCGTACACTTGAAGTTAGTTCATCTTCAGGTATCGACCGTAGAGTTCGTTCTCTTGATGATATTAACAAGATTGTAGAAGTGCCTAGTGCAAGAATGAAGTCACTATTTGACTTTACAGACGGTTGTAAGGCAGATAGTACTGCAAAACAGATTGACTATATCCTTATTGACCCTGAGGCACAGGTTTCAAGAGTTAAGTATGCATATATCAAAATGTTTACTCCCGGTACAGACAGTAGAACTGCTGACAATTATATGTATCAGAACAGAAAAGTAAACGGTACATTTGGTATTGATGAACTTCTAAAAAGTGGTGTTATCATTCACGCAGAGGCTTAATGTGAGGTGATTAGAAGATGAAAGCTATTAAAGGCAATAAGTCCTATACAGTAAACACAGAATCAGAGGCAAATACTTATCTTGCACAGGGCTATGATGTGTATGAGGATAACGGTACACTAAAAGAATATGGTGTCGGTAAAACAGTACCACTTGAAAAGTTTAGTGCAGTAGAAAAGGAAAATGCCAAGCTAAAAGCTGAACTTAAAAAGCTAAAGTCAAGTTCTAAAAAGGAATAGGCTATGTATGTAGATTACATTAGAAGTATTACTAATGATAACACAGAGATAACTACTGCTAACCACATTGACATTCTAACATTTAACCGTATCAATTTTGACAAATTGACCAACTTTCAGAAAAAGGTTATCAATGAAGTCCATAGCAGACTTACTGCTTTTTATAGAGAAAATGAAGAATTGATTACTACCTATCTGCAAAGCTACTCAATTAACGGTACATCAATGACTTTCGGTAGTTGTTGGAATTTAATGGTGGTTAGTGGTGTTGCTATTCCACAAGAACTTTATTCTTTGCTTAAAACTACAGGTTTATGTTATCCGACAATATGAGGTGATAATATGAAATTTCCCAGATTGGTGTTGAAAAAGTTTTGCAAAACACCTTGTGAGGTTGTGGTGTATGATGAGGGATTAACAGAAGATGGTGCACCTAAAGTTATTTATGAATGTAGGTTTATTTATCCATCAGACAGTATATATCCCTCTGATACATTGTTTTTAGCACCTCTGTACTGTAATTATCAGGATAGAGTTAAAACTGTATATACAAGTGATAAAAAGAAAGTAGAGTGTACAGGTGTTTTGCTGATACCCTTTGACTTTTGCCCTAACAGTTCCATTAGCAGTGGATATGTTACAGTAAACGGTGTGAAAAGAGAAATTATTAAGTGTACAAAAGGAAGAAACCCTGACGGTACAGTAAACTATGTTGAATTGGATGTGATGTAGTGATTAATGTTAATTCTAAGGTTAAACTTAATATGAATGTTATAAAGCAATTTGATAAAGCTACTGTAACGGCTTTAGAACAAACTACTGATGCACTTTTGACAGAAGTAAAAAATGCACAGGTAATGCCCTTTGATACAGGGAACCTTCAAAATGAGTCAACATTTGTTGACTATTCACATTCAGCACAGGGGAAAACTACAATAAGTTCAAGCACTCCATATGCAAGAAGACTTTATTATCATCCGGAATTTAACTTTCAGAAAACCAACAATAAAAATGCCGGTGGTAAGTGGTTTGACCCCTGGTTAAAGGGTGGTTCAAGGGAAAACTTCTGTAATGAAGCTTTTGAAAAGATTTATAGGAGGCTTACAGGCTTATGATGACTTTAGCAAATGTAAGAGATTTCTTGAAAACAATTATAAATGCAGAACATTTTTACATAGGCAGACTTGACAATAAGCAAGATAAATCTGTTGGTGTATATACATTAAAAACCAGTGGTGAGCCTCTTCGTGGTGTTGGCACAGAACTATCTTATGATGTTATTGCAGTATCATTGCTTATTCATTGGAATAATAATGCAAATGAAACAGAGGTTTGTGCAAGAACTCTGTATAATAAACTTCGCACAATTAAGAATGTTACAATAAATAATTCTAAAGTGTATCTGATTCAGCTACTGACACCTGAACCAATAGATGTGGGTACTGGTAATGAGGTGTACGAAAGAGTTATTGAGATGAAAATATTTTTTGAAAGAAAGGAAGATTAATTATGGCAAAAACAACAGGTGTTTATCCTTGTTATGAAAATCAGTTTCAAGTAAAGACAACCGGTTCATCAGGTACATATGCCGATATTGCCAATATGACAAGTTTTAGTGTGGCATTTGATAATGGTGTTCAGGATTGGAATTCTTTTGACCAGCAGGGTTGGACAAGTAGATTAGCTACAACTAAGGGTATTACAATTACTGCCAATGGTAAGCGTACTGTTGGTGATCCGGGCAACGATTATATTGCAGGTTTGGCTATGAAAAATGGCAGAGATTTATACACAGATTTTAAATGGACATTTCCGGATGGCACTACTGTTGAATTTACAAATGCAGTTATCAATGTAACATCAAACGGTAGTGGCGAAGCAGGTGATGTAGCACCACTTGAATTTGAAGTTATGTCAAACGGTAAGCCTAAAGTAACACCGGTAGTATAAGGAGTGACAAAAATGAGTAGAATTATTGATATTACAGAAAAACTTAACTTTGACGAAAAGCCAAAGATTAAGATTAAGGACAAAACTTTTGAAGTAAATGACAGTGCAGTAACAATGCTAAAGATTTTACCTAGTCTTGAAGATTTAACCCCAAGCAAACTTTATGATTTCTTTGAACTTCTATTTAATGAGAAAGACAGAAAAGTAATTGAAAAAATGAACCTTAACCTTGAAGATTTCTCTCAGGTCATTATGTCAGCAGTTGAGCTTGTTGCAGGTACTGTTGAAGATAATGAGGGGGAAACAGTGACCCCGGATATGACCTAATAGATGATTTTGACACAATAATTTCATCCTTTAGGTCTGAATACGGGGTCTCTATCCGTTCAGAAGAATTTAGGACAATGCCATGGAGTGAGTTTGTTTCTTTATTATCCGGTTTAGGTCCCAACACAAGCCTTGCAAGACTTGTACAAATCAGGATAGAAGATGATAAAGAGATGCTATCAAACTTCACTCCGGCACAAATGCGTATAAGGAATGAATACCGAAGAAAGAGAAATACCTCACTTGCTAATTCTAAATCACTAGATGAAACTACACAATTCCTTAATGATATGAAAAATGTTTTTATTCAAATGTCATAATTTAGTGTTGATTTTTACCACATTATGTTGTATAATGTAGTAGAATTAATACAAAAGGAGAATTTGGTAATGAAAAGTAGTGTATTTAAAACCGTAGCAATTGTTTTTGCTATTCTAGGTATTATCGGTGGTATTGTTAACGGTAATCAGGAACTGGATGGTTTTAGTTTCTTTACAATGATTTATACTTGGATTGGAACTGCTTTATTTGTGCTTATTTTCTATGGTATTGGTACAATCTTGGAGCATTTAGAAGATTTGAAAGACTCAAATGCCACAATGTCCACAACTATAAAGAATGATATAGAAAGCAAGAAAAAACCATCAAAAGGCGAATGGAAGTGTCCTAACTGTGGCAAAATCAATCAGAACTATGTTGGTTCTTGTGGTTGTGGTACTCCTAAGCCTAAGAATGACAAATGGGAATGTCCAAATTGCCATACAATGAATACATATAGTAATGACCCGGAATGTAAGAAGTGTCATTGGAAACCGTAAATGATATAATAAACAAATTAGCCACTCTGTAATAGAGTGGCTTTTCTTATGCGTACATCAAGTGGTGTACGCTATTTTTATACCCATTTTTAGGAAGGAGGTGTGTTAATGACAACAGCAGGACAAATTGGAATTGATTTAATACTTAATAGCACCAGTTTTAAAAAGTCACTTAATAACATCCAAACACAAGCTAATAATGCCGGTAGTAAAATTGCTAAATCATTAAGTGGTGTTCAATCACAAGCTAATAATGCAGGTTCAAAGATTTCAAATTCTTTTAGCAAAATTGCAAAGGTAGTAGGTACTGCTTTTAGTGTTGCTATGATAACTAGATTCAGTAAAGAATGTGTATCTGCTGCAAATATTCAAACAGAGGCTGAAACAAAGCTAACTACAGTTATGCGACAGAGAATGAGTGCAAGTAACAAAGCAATATCAAGTGTGAAAAACTATGCATCAGCTTTACAAGAAACAGGTGTTGTAGGGGACGAAGTTCAACTTGCCGGTGCACAACAGTTGTCAACTTTCCTTAAAACTGATGATGCACTAAAAAAGCTAATGCCGGCAATGAATAATCTTGCAGTACAACAAAATGGGGTTAATGTAACATCTGAGAGTATGGTTAATATCGGCAATCTTATGGGTAAAGTAATGCAAGGTCAAACTTCTGCACTTACTCGTGTAGGTATTACATTTTCTGATGCACAAGCACAGGTTTTAAAGTATGGCAATGAAGAACAAAGAGCGGCAATGCTTTCTCAGGTTATTACTGATAATGTAGGTAATATGAATAAGGCTCTGGCAAATACACCTGCAGGTAGAATTCAGCAACTAAAAAATAGCTTTGGAGATATGCAAGAAACTTTAGGCAGAGGGTTAAATAATGTATTTTCTCCTATGCTTGGTTTTCTTACAAAAATAGTTACAAAGCTATCACAAGTAGCTAGTGGGTTTGAAAACCTTACTAAGAAGATTTTTGGCGATTCTAATAGTGAACAATCATCAGCCGGTATGAACAATCTGTCAACCGGTGCAGATGATGCAACTGCTTCTGTTGATAATAACACAAAAGCTATTAATAACAATGCCAAAGCAAAGAAAAAGGCAGAAAGAAGTCTTGCAAATTTTGATAAGCTAAATGTGCTTACAAAGACTAGTACAAGTACAACAACATCAAGTAATCCATCTACTTCAAATTCCTCAAATTTACCTAAAAATATAAATAATAATAATACTGCAAATAAAGCCATAGACCGAGTGTTGAATAAGTGGAAAAGTGTAATTAATAGTATTAAAAATACACTTGGGAAAATAAAGTCAGCACTTATTGCAATAGGCAAGTCTTGGGTTAATGTATGGAAAAATGGAACAGGAGAAAAAATACTTTCTAACATTCGTAAATTACTTAAGCACTGCATTGATAATATAGGATTTATCGCTGATGCCTTTACAAAAGCGTGGGAAAAAGGAAATTTAGGAAATCAAGTTGTACAGTCAATTCTTGATAGATTTAATAGCCTTATAGAACTTATAGATGTCATTGCTAAGGACTTTGGAGAAGTATGGAATGAAGGTGTTGGTGTCAGAATTTGGACTAATATACTTAAGACTATACGAAACTGCAACAATGCAGTTACAACATTAAGAGAAAAAGTAATAAAGGCTTGGAATAAAAATAATCTTGGAAAAAAGATTTGGAAAGATATTTTAGGTATAGTTGAGGATATAACCGGTTGGCTTGCCGATATGTCACAGATACATCTTGATTGGTTAGAAAGCCTTGACCTATATCCTGTTATGTCATCAGTTGAAGGTCTTACAAGGGCTTTTAGAAAATTGCTAAAAGCAGTTGGTGAAAAATTAAAAGGTGCTTATAAAGGGGTACTATTACCTTTTGCTAAATGGACTATTGAAAAAGCAGTACCTAAGTTAGTAGATGCCTTAGGTGAAGCACTTGAATTTGTAAGTAGTGTTGTAAGCAAAATTCCAAAATCATTGCTCTTAGGCGTTGCTTCCGGTATTACTGCTATTGGTTCAGCAGTATTGATGTTTAAGACTGGTAATACCATAGCTAAAGGTGTTACAACAGTTATGAATGCTATAAAAACTTTTGGTACAACAATAAGTGGAGTTTTCTCAGCACATCCTGTACTAATTGCTGCAAGTGTTATTGGTGGTATTATCACTGCTGTAACAACTTATAATCAGTTAAAATGGAGTACAAGCGAGGCTTATCAGTTTGAACAAGAGATTAATAAGATTGTTGATAACTTAAAAGAAACAAAGGATAAATTGACAGAAACCTTATCTGAAAGCCTTAGTAATATGAGTGACTTATATTCTAATAACACTGTTATTGACGATTATCAAAAGAAATTGGATAAACTTCTTTCTCATGCAAAACTAAGTCCAAAAGAAATGAGTCAGTTAAATACAATTGTCTCTTATTTTAATAAAAATATAGATGGTTTTAGTAGTACATGGAAGAAGTATGTTACTACTAGTGGTGACGGAACTATTAAGCTAAAGGGTAATCAAGAAACTATTAGAAAACAGCTTAATAAAACTATAGATAAATACCAAGAACTAGCTAAACAATCAGCTATGGCTGATATGGTTTCATCCAATTATTCACAATTAATCAGTAGTAATACAGAATTAAGTAAGGCACAAAGTGATTATGATGCTAAGCTTAAAGAATTTGAAAAAGTTGATAACAAAATTCAAGCACTAATAAAGAAGAGAGATAAGCGTAGTACCAGTGGTTTAGAAGCATCAGAAATTAATGCTCAAATTACTGCAATTAAGAAACAGTATAATTACGAAAGTTTAAAATCAAATCTTGATAAAGCAAAAAAGGCATATAATGATGCATTAGGCTCTTATAATGCACTGGCTATTGAAACAGATGAATTATCAAAAATACAAACAGTATTAAATGGTGACTATTCTGATTCTGCCTCAGTAATGTTAGCTTATAACTCCGGACTTATTAATATGCAAGATATTAGTAAGAATACAAAGAAATCTATTGCACAGTTAAAGAAAGAGGCTGAAAAGTCAGGTGAAAACCTAGTTTTAGGTATGGAAAAAGGTTGCAACACTTATAAAAGTGTAATGACTAAAAATAGTAATGGCTTGGCTGAAAAGTATTTGACTACTTTTGATAGGGCTATGGATATTCATTCTCCATCTAAAGAAATGAAGAAGAGAGGTATTTGGACTGTACAAGGTTTTAATATAGGTGTTAATTCAGAGAGTAAGACCGTTTCAAAAACAATGCGCAGAATGTGGAACAGAATTAAAGCACCGTTTACAAGCGTTGCTGACTGGTTTGAAAACATTTTCAAAGGTGCATGGAACGCTATTAAAAAAGCGTTTACCGGTGTCGGTAAATGGTTCAAGAATTTGTTTAACGGCATTATTAGCTTTATTAAGGCACCTATCAACTTCCTAATTGACGGTCTTAATACACTTATCAAAGGTGTTAATAAAATTAGTTTTGATGTGCCTAAGTGGGTTCCGGGTATCGGTGGTAAGAAGTTTGGTTTTGACATACCACAAATCCCTCATCTTGCAAAAGGTGGTCTTGTTAAAGCTCCAACCTTAGCAGTAGTAGGTGATAATATGGGTGCATCCTCCGGTAACCCTGAAGTAGTTTCACCTCTTAATAAACTTAAAGGTATGATTCAGGAAAGTTCAGACAATGGGGACACAGAGATACTTTCACAGATTTTACTGTATCTAAAGAGAATGTATGAAATGTTTATTATCTTTAGAAATAAAGGTGGCAATACGTATGAATTTGTTGCAAAAATTAACGGTAGCGACATTTTCAAAGAGATTGTTAAGCAAAATGAAATGTACAAGAAAAGGCATAACGGTAAGTCGGCATTTGTATAAGGTAGGTGGTTATATATGGCGAACTATAAAGGTTATCTAATTGCATTTAATAAAAACATATTTCCTAATAAGTGTATTGCTGAGTATTCTACTACACCTAACCAAAGAATGGAAGTATCTGCTGAAAGAGATAATAACGGTGACTTGCAAAGAAAAACTTTATCAAATCACAAAACTAATATTACTTTTTCCACCCATATCCTTTTTCTTGATGACAAGATTAAGATACAGAATATCATCAATAAAGGTATTGTAAATTCTACACAGAGAAAGTGTAAGGTTGAATATTGGAATGATGAAGAAAACAAATACAAGAAAGGTTATTTCTATATTCCTGATGTGGAATTTTCAGTAATGGATGCATCATCAAATGACATACAGTACAACCCTATTACATTTGAATTGATTGAATACTGAGGTGATGTAGTATGTATATGTTTAGCAAGAATAAAGCTGAGGACCTTGAAATTAAGAAGAAACTTCTTGAAAATACAATATCAAGAAATATTCAGATTGTCTTTACCGATACAAAAAGCATTTTACCAAATGAAAATATTGTATTTGATAGCCTTGAATTAACTAATTCTATTTGTGACGATAGCACACTCCGTTTTGGTGGGTGTATATCGTCACAACTTACTTTTAGCACTATTAATTTTAAGGAGCAATTAGTAGGTAGAGAAATCAAAGTGTACATAAAGCAAAGTTATTTGGATAATGTTTATCCGTCTAAGGACTTGTACCCATCCGGTGAACTTTATCCTTGTAAAGTGGTAGATAAGTCAGCTTGTATCTTTACCGGAACTATTGATAGTGCAAAAAGACAACAGAATAAAACTATTAAAGAAGTTACTGCTTATGATAACTTTTATCTAGCCGGTAAAATTAATATTTACACTTGGTTCTTTGGTTTTGCAACTTACTCTCCAAATGCAACAATTAAAGTTTTAAAAGAATGTGTAATTGATATGTGCGAAGAAAAAGGTCTTATTGTTGACAGTAACTTTTATGATAGTGAAGATGATAAAAAACTTTCTTTATCAGCTACCATTGTAAAAGAAGTTTATAACGGTAAATTAACAGTACTTAATTTACTTCAAGATTTGTGTGAGTGTTCTGCAAAGTTTGCTTTTTGTGATGGGGAAGGAAGTATTAAGTTTAAGAAATTACCACAGGAAAATGATGTAACAGATGTTTATACTGTTGGCTATTATTCAGACTTGAATTTTGAAGATTACACAGTTGCTAAGATAACTAAAGCAAGATTTAAGTACAGCAAGGACAAGACCTACACAGAAAATATAGTAGCCACATCAGGTAAGCAAAATTATTATGACGGTGATAACAAATTTATCTCTTGTAATACAGAGAAAACTCTTGTTAGTAAATTTATAAGACCCTCAGGTGCTGTTTATGGTGGATGGATGTTCTATGAATACCGACCTTTTAGCGTTAACCTGTTTGACCGTTGGTGGCTAGAACCTGGTGATACTATACAGTTAAATACAGGAGTAGAGGACACTCCAATAATTACAAGTACAATTTTTAACAGAACCTTATCCGGAACAGTTGGCATTACAGTCCAAGTAAGTACAGAAAGTTCAGAATATCAAGGAGATGATGATAAACAATGGGCTACAACTTAATTAATTGGGAGAATAGTCCCAGTAAACAAACACCAATCAATGCAGAAAATTTGAACCAAATGGACGAGAATATAGCTAAAGCTATACAAGGTACTAGGTTTAATTTTTCTGCAACCTTTACTTCTGATGGTGTGCTAAAGAACACAACATCAACAGAAGCATTAGGTGCAGGTAGTTTTGCGACAAGTCAGACAGATATTGTAACAGTATTTGTTGCAGATAATGTTGCAAAAATTAATAATGGTACTTTTAGTAATTGTACCTCACTAAAGACTATTTATATTGATAACACAGTTGGCAATGTTGAAATTGTAAGTGGTGCAGTACCTGACGGTGTTAGTATTGTTTACTCAAATGATGATAATTTTCTCAGTGTGAATGAACTTCTTGCAAGTGCTATTAAGTCGCTGAAGAAACAAGTAAATGCAGATAAGTCTGATTGGGAGAACAGAGCAACAAGTATTGAAGCTCAGCACAAAACAGATGTACAAACTTTAAACGCTAATATTAGTCAGGTTGCTGACAATTTACAGATTGTCAAAGAAACAGCACAACGAGAAATTGCAACAACTAATACGAATGTAAATGGCAAGGAAAGCCTATCTAATAAGGTTGATGTGATTACACACCCTAGCACAACTACTTATCCTAGCGTAAAAGGTGTGTGGGATTTTGTTGAAACAAAGTCAGAACAACCACGTGCAGACATTGCACAGAACAAAGCTGATATTGTTGTATTGAAAGTAGATAAAGTTGATAATACAGACTTTAATGCATACAAGACAAGCAACGATACAGCAGTAAAGCAGAACGCTACAGACATTGTACAACTTAAAGCAGATGTTTTACAAAACGCTATTAAAGTCACAACAGATAAGTCAACTAGCATTGTGCTTAATGACAGTAGTGATTGTAACATTGTTGGGTTAACTTTGTACGGTAAATCAACTCAAAGTGCAATACCTACACCAACAAATCATGTTGATATTAATAATATTAACAATCCGAGTATCACTTTTTCAAATGATAGTGATAGTCAAAGTATTAATATTCAATGCACATTAAGAGGTATAGGAAATGTGTGTGATACTCTAACAGTAAATAGCGATGGTACAGGTTACATAACACAAAGATTATTTGTAGAAAGAATCACATCACAGCAAAAGTCAACCAGCTACGAATGGAATTATTCAAAAACAACCCATAGATTTTTCAGAAACGACTATTCATATTCATTTGATGTGAAAGACAACAAACCTTTGATTTTATGCAGTCATCTTGATGTAGGAGAAAATGAAAAGAATACTGCTTTTGATAATTCAATAGGTTGGATAAATGTTAGTGGTGTTGGAATT